CGGTTGCGGCATCTTCGGCTGTCATGTTCGTCGCTGTGCCGAGCATTGTCATAACGCGCGTAAAATCGAGCAGCGCTTCTTTCTGAATGCCAAGCTGGCCAGCAGCTTCAGCGACGGCGGCGATCTCGGTCGTAGATGCCGGGATCTCCGTGGACATGGCTTTAATTGCGTCCGACATATCTGCCAGTTCTTCGTCTGTCAGGTCTGTCGTCTTGGCGACGCCGGTGATGGCAGACTCGAAATCCATCGACGCCTGCACACACTCGTCAAAGCCTTCCTTTATTTCTTTAAGCGCAGCGGAGATACCAGCCGCAGCAAGAACGCTCGACACCGCGTCCACGGCCTGTGTCGCGCGGCTGCCGAAAGATTCTGCACTATCGGCCGTGTCGCCGAGCTCGCCGCGGGCCTTTGCAAAGGTCGTGCGAAACTCGCGGCCAAGCTGCGCTTCAAGCGCAAATAGCATCTCATATTCTTTCCGCGATGCCAATATCTCCGCCTCACTTTCACTTGCGTTTTTGTTTTCGCTTCTCCATTTCCTCGGCAATCAGCGCATTAGAGGCTTTCACCCATTGCGAAAATTCGCCGAGACGTAGAGATAACCAGAAATCTACCGGAGTGTTGTTCGTCCGGGCCATGGCGAGGCATTGCCTGCGAAGCCATACGCCGCCATCTCCGACGATCACTCCTTGCGCGATAAAAAACCTCTTACGGTGTTCCGCAGACGGTTGAAATCGCGGATGCTGAGCTTGCCAAGCGCGTCAAGACCAAGTTTCTCGGTGCACGCCTTGACGCAAACACGGATAAGGTACTCGCTGTCAAAGTTCGCAACGATCACCGTATGCCCGAGCATTTGCAGCTCCCGCTCAATCGCAAGGGAGTCATTTCCGCTGAGATCTTCAAAGTTGAAGGTCAGCTCCGTGTAGGTTTTTTCATCGTGAACGAGCGGCCTTGCAAGCTGCATCACAAATGCCGCATAGTCGATTGCGGCGTTTTTCTTATCCTGATCTTCCGCAACAGCGAAGATGTCACTGCTTTCCTCTGCGGTCGTTTTCTGAATATTCTTGTTTTCCATGATTCATAGCTCCTTTCAAGAGTGGTGGGGCGACGCATCGCGCGCCGCCCCAAAGATTTACGATTTGCCGAGGGCCTTGCGGGTGTCGGAAAGATAGTCGACACCGTTCACCTCGCAGATGTAGTTGTACGGGTCAAGCTCCATGACCTTCGCGTCATCGATGTACGTCACCCAGCGGCGCACGGCGTAGCTGCCAGAGCCGTCCGTGGGAGACGCCGGGGCGATATTGCCGTTCGACAGCGTCTTCGGAACAAGCACGAGGACGTGCTTGACGGACTGCGTCTTGTAAACGCCCGCAATCGGGTCGTACACCTGCTGCGGCGCGCGCAGGTCGATGTTGTGTTCGCGCGGCTCCAGCAGCTTCAGGCTCTCAGCGCTGAAGGTGCGGAATTTGAGCTGCGCGGTCATGGCGTTCATATGGCCGATGATCGGCGCCTCCACGTTGCCGGCAATGCCAGCACCGGAGACGGTCGCAACAATGAAATCAACATCGGGCAGCGTCACGGAAGCCAGACCGAGGAAGTCTTTGGCGTCTTCGTAGCAGGCAAAGTTGATTACGGCCTGATCTACCATTCCCATTGTTCAGTCCTCCTTCGTCACGCCAACGCGCTCTGCACGTAATCGGTGTCGTATTCGAGTACGAAGTCGATCTCCTGCGCAGGGCTGGGCGGCGTCATGTAGATGTGGATTCTCACAATACCGGCCATGAGGTCTGTCATGGGATTCTCGGAGTCGAGGATCTCAACGCGGGCGCCGAGCAGATACTCGCTGCCCACAAGCCCTGCGAGCCAGTTGTTCGCGGAATCCTTGATGTTGTCCAGCAGGCGCCGGTTCATGGGGCTGTCCGTCTTCGACCAGAACGTCTTGATGAGGGAGTTGCCGACCCACTTGAACATTCTGCTGATCGGGATGAAATAGTCCTTGATGTCGGTGTTGCTGGGGTAGCAGGCGGTGTAGTTGCCCCACGCCACGAAGCCATTCATAAACTTGAGCGCCGTGCAAATGCCGTTGGCGTTCAGAATGTTCGCCTGCTCCAGCGTGAGGGTGACGTCTGTGCCGTCTTCCAGGCAAGCGCCGTCGCACTGGAGGGCCTTATTAGAGGGCGATTCATACGGCACACCGTCGTTGCCGCTGTCCACCTTCGCCATCAGGCCCGCGAGCTGGGTGGAGAGATGGAACTGCTTGCTGCCGAGCTTCACCTGCGGCCAGACTGCAATCTGAGCCGGGTCGATCAGGTTCGTCGCGGACTTCTTCGCGGCGACGGCATCATAGCTGCGCGCGCCGCTGGCGGAGCAGTCAATATCGCAGATGGACTTTGCGCCGAGAATGCCGTTGATAACTTCGGCTTTCGCAGCCATGACAGCCTGCACCGTGCTGGTATGCGACCATCCGGGCGCGATAATGAGGTCGGGCGTGATGCTGACGGTTGCCATGCAGAGGTCAATCGCCTCGATGCCCTTGACAATATCATCGTCGCCGATTTCAGTCGTCTTGACCTTGTCGTAGCTGATAAAGAGCTTGGTCGCGTCCTTGGCTGCACCGCCCTCGATCGTCTCAACGATGAGACTGCCATCCGAGTAGTACGCGGCATAGTCCGTGTCCTTGACAAGCGGCGATTCAGACGAAGACGCCGACTTAACAACGAGGCTGGACAGGATCGCATCGAACGGCAGCTTTGCCTGCTTGCCGGAAAGGGTGACTTCCGCGCCCGCGACGGCCTCCTTGTTGGTGCTCGGATCAAGCACGTTGCAGAAGATGATTGGCTGACGCTGGAACAGCTTGAAATGCGAGTACATGGCTTCGCAGATCGTGTAGGTCTTCCAGTCGTCGGAATAGCCCAGCTTCTTTACCGCGTCTTCCCAGTCGGTGCAAAGCACCGGGGTAAAGAGCGCGGCCGGGGATTCTGCGGAGTGAACCGGTGCTGTGCCGACAATAAACGGCACACCGGATTCAGCGACAACGGGCGTCGAAACGCTCGTTTTCTGCTCCCGCACATATACGCCATGCTTCAATGGTTACTCCTCCTTCTTTCTCCGGTCTGCCAGCTTGTGATAATTCACGTAGAGCAGATTACCGGGTGTTTTGACTTTGATTCTTGCCTCGGACACCTGATCGCCGGGAATAACCAGCGTGGCAATCAGCGGATATTTCTCAACCGCTGCCGAGATCTGCGCGAGCGCGTCCTGCTTGTCACCGTACAGAATACGCGCCTGCTGGATCGTGCCGACGATGCTCGGCCCGATGTACATACAAAAGCCGGCGCTTTTCGCACCGGCCTTGCCTTTGGCTTTTACCATGCAAATGCCTCCCTGTTGACACTGGGGATTTTCCATACCGACACCAGCTCCGCGCAGAAGTACGGTGCGGTGTTGTCGGTGTAGTAGAGTGTGGATAGCTTCTGTGAAAGATCCAGCGCAAACTGCTTGGCGATTACGCCGTGCATCAGAAGCTCTTGACGGAAATGCTCGACCGTCGTAAGCAGCCGCAGCGCACCTTCCTGATCGTCTTCGCTGTACACGCAGAAAAGAGAGCGGACCTCAACGCTGCTGTCCGTCGGCTCGCCGGGCTTCTGCTCATCTTCGCCAGTGACGATCTGATGCAGAATGTACGGCGCTTTCGAGGTCGCGGATTTGACATCGGGCAGACGCTGGCGGTAGACCAGCGGCGGGCGCTCGGCAGGTTCTTCCTCGTCGCCCTTCTGCCGCCGCACGGGAAGGAGCGTTTCGCGCATGACCTCATTCGTGAAGCTCGTGAGCGCGTCCAGTAAATTCAGCCGTGTCATACCGGCACCCATCCTTTCACAATCGCATCAACCTCATGTATCAGTCTTTCCTCAAACTTGTCCATTGCCTGATCTGTAAGACTTTCAGCCACGTCCTCACCGCCTACCATTTGGGGAACAGACGAACCCATGATTTCCTTGATCGCTGCGCCACCGTTGGCCATCCTCCCGCCGGTCCGCTCAAAAATACCCGTATGAGTCTTGCCACCGGTTCCTGCTTTGACTGTGGCAACAAAGGCGTTATCAAACTTAAACGGAGCTGTTGAAAGAAGCTGATGACCAGCCGCGGCAATGCCCGGATGAACCGGACGAAGATTGCCGTTGACAATGGCCATGACGGTCTTATCGGGATTGACCGTTGGTTGGCTCGGTGATGCGCCGCCATAGCGGAATAGGGGGATTTTGTTGCCACGAAATGAGATTTTTGCTTCTACGCCGTTGAAATAGCGATAGCTAACCTTGATGTTCTGCTCCGCGCGAATAGCTTTTCGGGAAATGTCGTATTTTTTTCGAATCTCTCTCGTGCTTTGCGTCCGAAGATACGCGGTTGCGCGAGCCATCGCTCGCTTCATTGCTGATTCCATGCCACCCGGAAACTCTGCAAGCCTTTGCTCAGCCTCCTGCAACACCTCTGGTGATACAATAGCTACACGACAGGAAAAGCTATCCGAGTACGGGTTGAAGTACGCTTTGGAATGCTTGCTCATTCGTTGAACGCCTCCAGTTCCACGCGAAGCAGGCCCAGCTCGCAGACCGACGAGGCGACGTAGAAGCGTCGGAAGAAGGTAGCGTCATCGGGATCGCTGATCTCCATGCGCGTCCCTTTTT